GTCTTGGTCTGCATCTGCCTTTTCCCCTTGCCCCCTCGGGGGGTACTAACCTAGTCTAGTTAATACCCCGTTATCTTTCTTTTAATATACGTGTACGTTAATATTTTCTTGCTTTGCTCTTTCTTCCAAGATAAAAATATAATCTAATAATATGCTACGTTGTCGCTCTAGCGTTGTTAGCCTGCTTTTTAACTGAAAATCTATCTTGTTTGCCTTAGCTTTTGTTATCATAACATCTAGCTTAGTATATCTTATAAAAGCTTGTCTGTATTCAGCTAAAAATCTTTCTTTGTAATCATCGCTCAGCATACCCTCTACGGTACTTGCTAGCGTGCCGTCTTCGGAGTTATTCACTTTTGTTAATAACTTGTTAATATCCATTTGCATCTTCCTTTCTTGGAGTAATCCAACTAAATAACCACCTAGTAAGCATATAATAATCACTAGTATAATTATTAATGTTACTAAGCTTAGTTTTAATATGCTCTGTATTGTGCTTAGTATATCCTGCAACTCTTCTACTTTCATGATTTCCTTTCTGCCATTCTCTTACTGTAATGGTATGCATTTATTTTCAAATTTTTTATAAGCATCTAGATATAACTCGTGCTTATCTCCATTTAAGGTCAGCTTGCTCTATCTCGTTTTTTATCTTGTCAAGAATACAATCTGTATTATCCTTTTTTTCTTCGCTGATCTTAAGTGGAGTGCAGCACATCGAACATACTTTAAACTTAACATCTATTTCATGTAATTGTCTATGGCAATTTGGACAGTATAAATTAGTCATTTTTTACGCCTTTCTTTTATACTTCTTTTTTTTCTCGTGCTTATCTGCATACTTCCATACGTTATACAACGCAAAACTAACGGGCTTTTTTATACCTACGTTATCCTTAACGCGGTTATATTCGTTTATTAACTCATGTATTGCCTTTTCTATCGTCATACTTTACGCCTTTCTTGACTAAATCCTTGTCTAATCTTGACTAAATCCTTGTTTAATCTTGACTAAATCCTTGTTTAATCTTGACTAAATCCTTGTCTAATCTTGACTAACTTCCGTAAGAAGTCCGCGTTTAGTTCGCCGTCGTCGGCTTGTTTATGATGATATACACATAACGTAATTAAGTTATCATCATCAAGTAAGCCGTTAGGGTTATCGCGTAGCTTGGTTATATGATGCACTTCCAAGTCGTTATAAGTGTATATACCTTGCGCCCTGCATACTTCACATAGTCCGTTAGCGTCTTTTTTGATTTGCTTAGCCTTTTTTGTCCATCTGTAAGTACTTCTTAGCCTGTCGTCGTCGGTTTTTTTATATGTGCGCTTTATCGTACACTTATAACCCCTTGGATGGAGCTTTCCGCACTTGCTACAACTTACTAAGTCCATATTATAGCCCCCTTATTTTCTTTACGTGGCTTTTTTTAAAATCATAGTCGCCACAAGTATAATAGCCAGGCTTTCTGTACTTATATTTCTCGCTAAACTCTGCCGTATAGCCTAATATACCCTTGATTATTTTATCATCAAATAATACAACCTCAACCGCTTTGCCTATTAAGCTATTTAGTTTTTTATCTTTGTAAATTTCCATATTAAAGCCCCTTTATAAGATTTTTAATATCGTCATAATCAACTTGTATCATTATGCCCCTTTTGTCATCAGTAAGGCTTACAGTAGTAAAATTATCTTTCATGCCCTTAATTTTGCCCGTTTTCTCGACTCTTATAGTTACCTCGCTTAAATCTGTAGTAAACGGTGTTATTATCATGCCTTTAACTGTTTTAGCTCTCATTTATTCGCCCTCTTTCTCAAATGGTTTGATTAATGGACTAAATCCAAGCTCTAAGCATTTTATCATAGCTTTGTTTTTAATGTCTTGAGGTATATTAGTACAATACTGTATAGCCTTGTATATTCCTGCCGCCTTTACTCTTTGATTTTTAGGCATTGGTACGCCGTACTTTTTACAATATCTATTAAATTTTTTAAAATTTCCCGTTTTTACGTAGTCTATAAAAGCCTCGTCTCTTTCTTTTGCAATGTCCATTTACTCGCCCTCTTCCTGCGCATCTGCATAGCGCTTGGAGCTTATGCCTAATACCGCACCTAAAAACGTATCTATTGCCGTTATTGTTGCAGCTACCGCCTCGCCGTAAGGTAGCCCCCATATAGTAGATAGTGTTAAGTATAACGTCGCTACCGCAGGTAGCACTATTAACGCAATGTATTTTAAAATGTCATATACTTTATTACTCATTTTTATTTTACCTCACTTTAATAATTTATTAACTAGCTTTTGTATAATCTTGTAATCATAGCCCGCCTTTTTCAGCTTATTCTTGCGCTCTTCGCCATTTCCCCACTTGCCCGCTATAACTTCCTTAGCTATGGTCTCAGCGCTTTTCTTTTTAGCCTCTTTTTTCTTTTCTGTTTTCTTTTTGGTATCTGTTGATTTTGATTTTTTATAAAAGTTAGATACATCAACGTAACCCGGGATGCCGTCTATTGTTCCTTTACTCATGTATTGCCAAGCGTCGTACTTGATACTTGGTGCAGCACTCGAGTACTTAGCGCACCAAATAAAATACTTGCTTAGCTCTTTTAGGTTTGTATAATCGACAAACCAACTTTGCGACGCATATACGCCCCCGTCATAGCCTAGCTTTTTAACCTCATCACAAAATGCCTTTAATATTGCCGTTCTTTTTGATTTTGTAAGCTTTCCTGCATCTGCTCTACCTTTTCCGCCGTTCGCGTTTTCTGAGTCAATAAATATTGGATAGGTTAGCTTATACTTTTTAACTAGATTTACAGTGAACCTAGCCTCTTCTTTTGCCTCTTTTTCGGTTATGGCTTGTGTGACAAAATACACGCCTAGCGGTATCCGATTTAATCTTGCATTTGTTAAGTTATAGCCTAGCCTTTTGTCTTTAACAAGCGAGGCACTCCCGTAACCTCTATAACCTACCCTTATTATAACCCCGTCGCAATGCTTAGCAACTTTTTTCCAATTAATCACCCCGTTATACTGTGACACATCAATAACTTTCAATTACGTTACCTCTCTTTCGCTTTTTTTATAATATACCATTTTTTAACCCTTAGTTATTCCTAAATTAATTCCATTTCTTGTGCGGTATAGTATATTACTTTATTCATGGCGTTATAGTATGCGCCTTTACTGAGTCCCTTAGCAACCTCAGCCCCGCTTTGTGTGTAGTGATAAAAAAAGATTATTTCCGCCGCCTCTTTGTCTTCCTTGTTAAGCTTACTTAATACCTTTTCTATCTGCATCACTCTTAACTTTATTAAGGCTATGGAGCGTGTATTAATAGTATACTCGCTATAATCGCTTATAAGCTTATCTAATAGCTTGCGGTTTTTCTTATAGTCCATAAGCTCTTTTTTAACATATTGCCTTACGTGCCAAGGTATTTTATAATTGTTTTTCATCATCTACCCCCTCATCTAGTAAGTTAGGCATTTTTTGTAATAGCTCTTTAATTTTTGGTGGTATCTGTGCATCTTGTAGCTCGCGTTGCTGTTCCTGCTTGTATATCATTCTGAAATTGGCGCGCTCTGTTGCGATATTCTCGCTTAAACAGATGCTCTTATATCCCATTCTTTTAACTATCTTACGTGTTAACTCATCTAGGCTTTTTAGTGCCTCGTCTTCAGCATAAACTCCATGCCATCTTATAGCTTTTATAACGTCGCCCCAAGCCTCGCCCCAACTCTTACCCTCACCCCTTACAAGTTCCGCCGCCTGCTCTCTTATGTCGGCTATAGTTGGAGACCATTTTTCAACACTCACCCACTTGTTAACTATTACATTAACTAAGTCGTAATCTAAGTCGCTTAACTGCCTAAACCATAACTCTAGCGCTTGCTCGTTTGGTATAAGTTTTTCTTTAGGATAATAAGTCCTAAGTGCTGCCGCTATTAAGGCAAATTCTTTTTTTGTCATGTTTTTTCCCTCCTGCTTTCATATTCTTCGCAGCTGTGCGCGTATTCCGTGAAGTCTGCGTAGTTTTCGCTGTTCGGGTTGGTGCAGAACCAGTCATCATCTGGCTCTGTGTAGTAGTGCCAACGGCAAGAACCGCAGCATTGTTCATGTTCTTCCTTGCTTTTCATGTTTTACCCCCTCACTTTCTGCCATTTCATCAGCTATTATAGCTAGCGTTACGCTTATATCTGCTAGCTGATTCGCAAGTGCCGTTAAATTTAAGTTTATTAATTGTTCTTGAGTTACACTTTCTTTAGTTGCTAAATTTATTACATTGTTTAAGTAGTCTATACTGTTTTTTATTTCTTCTTTTCTAGTCACTCTTTCACCTCCATCTTACTCCCACAGTTAGGGCAATATTTATGCCCTCCGCCCGTATAAGCTAATGGATAAAATGTATTACATTTGTCACACGCTTGTGCTGGCATATCTCCAACCATAATATCTATCCAATGTCCTGTCTTTGGCTGTGGTGTGACGGATGATAAAATTCGCAAATCACATTTCAATCTGCAATAACCATCATGTATACCCTCTGCAAAACTTAAATGAGAATAGGATTTGTTTATTTCATTTACATCCCTCTTTAACTGCTCAATTCTATTATCAATCGTTTCAAGCACTGCATGTCTGCTGATGCAATCTTCACAAGGTTCTTGTTCTAATGCTTTGATAGCCATATCTCTTGCTTTATGTTCTCTATTCATATCATTACCTACGCTATATTTATCTTCCCACACATCAAAAGCTGATTTTACTAATTCTATTGCTTCTTCTTTTGTCATTCCTGCACCTCGCTTTCTGCCCAGTTCGCCGCCATTCCGTAAAAGCTACTAAGCTCTTGGGCGGTTCGGCTTGTAGTCTGCTCTTTTTTACTACTAAAGCCGTTACGCTCCCAAGTTCGCACCGCAGCTTTCCAATCTTTCATTTTATTTTTACCGACTAACCACCCGTTAGAAGTGTAATAATCAATAAAGTGTTGCGGATCTATATTGTTATTTCTTTCGTTACAATAAGCCATAACCTCTTCAAGCGTGGGCGGAGTAAAGCGCTTAGCTTTACGTTTTGGCTTTTCTATCTCTATACTATCCTTACCTAACCTATCCTTACCTAACCTATCCTTACCTAACCTATCCTTACCTATGCTGCCGCTTGGTTGTCGCTTGGTTGTCACTTGGTTGTCACTTGGTTGTCTTGGTGTTTCTGCCTCTTCTATTTGTGGTACGGCTTGCGACCCGTCCAATGTATAAGCGCCGTTTTCTTTAATACTCAATAACGCCATTTCTTCCTTGTACGTTGTATCTTTTTTTCTGTCGCCTCTTATATAGTTATGAATTTTCCAATGTTTAATAACCACTACACCGCTCTCAAAAGTTATAATAAAACTCTTAGCTATTAAAAGTTTTAAGTCGTCGTCGCTTGCTCCAATCATACGTTGTATACGTTTAGGGTTATTTATAAACCCGTCGTCGTCTGCTCTCATTGATAAATGAAAGTATAGTGCTTGCGTACTCATTGGCATATCTAAAAAGGCATCGCTGTCTATTATTGTCTTAGCAAACATTCTACGTTCTGCCATTCTTTACCCCTCGCTTTCTGTTATTTCAACCTCAACCCCTACTACGTCACTAAATACCGCCTCAACGATAATCTTATTAATACAATTAAGATTGTCGTTTTTTATAACGCCTGCATCTACTAAGCCGTCTATTAACCCCTTAAGTCTAAAGTTGTCTAAATCACGCCTTTTAGTCTTAAAATGCGGGCGTACTGTTAGTGTTACGGGATAAGCTCCAGTATACTTTTCTTTAACGGTATAGCCTATATATTGCTTTTCGTCTTGCTTAACACGGTTAGCGCGGTACTTACTCCCTCTCTCTATGTAGATGTACTCATTCCAATTTATAAAATCGTAATCAATAAATAGTTTCATTATTCCCCCTTGTTAATCCAACTTATACATACTAACGTTATACAGATAATAGCTGTTATAAATATAGCCGCCATCACTTCGCCCCCTTTCTCGCATACTCTTTGTATTTAAGCTCTAACGCCTTGCGCTCTTTTCTGTAATCCTCGGGCGCTCTTAGCTCTTCATTTTTTTCTTGGAGCCTGCGCCTTACCCTGCTTACTGTCTCATAAGGTGCAATGCTGTTTAGTATCCTAAACCTGCGGTCGCTAAATACCTTTTGTAGCCACCCTGCGCCCTTGTTGGGTGTCTTATCGTATACATAGCAGGCGTAGAGTTGCATATCATCACACCGCGCCGCCATGTTATACTTAAGTATCTCTTTTACGTCGTCTTCAACCTTTTTAAATGTCATATAACCCCCTTTATTTCGTTTTTTTAGAAACTTTTATAACTTAGTCGATAAAATAACCACTCTTAATTTAAAAAGCTCTCTATGGGCTTGTATTTGCGTCAAAGCTATAAATAACTTTTGCCATAACGTTTTATAAAATCCTCTTTGGTCTTATTGTTTTGCTTTTGCCATTCGGTTTGGCATCTAGCTTTTAAAGCTAAATCTATTTTACGGTTAAGATGTACGCCCTGCGCTCCCGTGTGATGGTTTACGCATAAATACACTACGCAACCGTCTTTGTCGCTTATGGAGCGATTAGCGCCCCCGTATATATGGTGCATATGCAAGCTAAGAGTAGTTCCGCAGATATAGCAAGACTTGTTATGTTGTAATATTGATTTACTCATTTTTTAACCCCCTTAATATGTGGGCTATAACCTCAACTGTCCACCCGTTACCTATAGCTTTTACTCTTGCCGTATCGCTTAGCCCTGCGGTGTAATTATCGGGTAAAGTCTGCAAGCGCTCGCACTCTAACGGCGTTAGTTTTCTTACTGTATCGTCTATTAAATATAACCCCGTTTTAGCACCTCTACCGCCCCCGTTAGCCTTTATAGTAACGCTCTTACCGTATAAGCTATATACTCGCTCGCCCTGCCCGCCTTTTCCTATAGTGCCTATACGGCGGGGGGCTGCTATATAATCTTTATTAGTAACGTTATCATTAAAGGTTGTAAGGTTTATTAAGTTCTCTCTTTTTTCCTTGGTTATTATGTCGTTAACTAATATTTTTTTATCCTGCGGTTGATATGTAGTTATATTAGTCCAATATAGGCGCTTGCGTGTCTGCCCCGAAAGTAAAGCACTATTTATCATAATAGGCTTAACCCATAAAGTTTCGGTTATTATAGCCTCGTCCTCTTTAGGCATTTTATAGTTATTCTCTACTAGAAAATAACGCGGCTTTACCTCTTTTATAGCTCTTACTAGCTCCCAAAATAAACCGCTACGCTCTCCCTTTAGTCCCTGCCTATCTTTTGTATTTATTGATAAATCTTGACACGGAAACCCCGCTAATATTAAGTCGTAGCCTTTGTACTCTGTAAAATCCGCTTTTACTACGTCCCCTTTATGTTCTATATCAGGGTAATTATTTTTACTAATCGTTATAGCGTTCTCGTCTATTTCATAAGCTACGTATCTATCTACGTTTATGCCTGCACGTTCTAGCGCTATATATCCGCAGCTTATACCGTCAAATAAACTTAATACTTTCATATATCCCCCTTATCAACGGCTATTCTGTTCGTAATATCCTCAAATAGTTGTATATTATAAGGTTTATAAGGCTCTAAAACCATTTTTACAAATCCCCTTTCCCTGCTGTTCCATCTTACCGACATTTATGTCGGGAACATATCTTAAACCATTTTTACAAGTCCCCTTTCCCTGCTGCACTCCATTCTCTCGATAGCTGCGCCTCTAATATTCTTAATTTTAATTTAGTTACGTTTATATGCTCTTTATTGGCGTCGTAGTTCGCCTGCTCTATATCTCGCTTAAGTCTAAGCTCAGCCACCGTAGGTACTCCATATATTACTTGATTGATTAAGGTAACGGGCATATTATCGCCCGCCCTTAATCTTAATGCCTCGGTTCGGAGCGTGATTTTATAGTCACGCTCCGCCTCAGCTAGCTTAACCCCGTTAGCTCTTAAGCGTTTAATAGATGCCGTTAACTCCGCCATCAAGCGTTGTATCTCTTCATATAAGTCGATATTAATCAACCCCCTTGTTTTCTGCACATTCTGTTTTTGCTTGAGATAATAAGTGGTCGTATATGTCGGGATATAGCACCCTTATAGCATCCACTACGTTTTCGCTTTTGCTTAAGATTAAATACTCTTTATTGTATCCCAACTCTAAGCCGTCTACTATAGCGTCAAGTATTCTCTGCAAGTCTATCTCTTTTTGTAAGAGTAGTGTGTACTCTCTTAAGCTTATAGTTACCTTACTATCATTTATAGGCGTAAATACGTCTTTAATAAAGTCTTTAAACTCTTTCTTTTTTTCTTCTTCCTTGGTTGCTTTAGCCTGCTCTTTTTCTACTTCTTCCTCAGCTTTTGCATCTGCTATCATTTCGTCAATATTTACATTTTCCATATTTTAACCTCTTTTCTTTTTTTTAAACGAAAGGTAAATCTTCCGCTATTGCGTCGTCTACATTTACCCATTCGTTATCCGTATTACTGTTATTATTACTATTATTATCACTATCAACCTTTTTGCTCTCAGCAAATTCTACATTATCCGCCACAACCTCGGTTGTATATCTTGTTACGCCGTTATTATCCTTGTAACTGCCCGTTACTATACGCCCCTCTAAGGCTATTTTAATACCCTTATGTAAGTATTTATCTACAAACTCAGCAGTCTTACCAAACGTTACGACGTTGGGAAAGTCCGCATCTTGCCCGCCCTCTTTTTTGTAACGTCGGTTTACTGCTAGTGTAAAGCGTGATACTGTAGTCTCGCCTGCTTGTCTTGTGTCGGGATCTTTAGTGAGTCGCCCGAGTAATATTACTTTATTCATGTTTACCCCCTTTGTAATCTTCCAAAATGTGCCATGCTATACCCTCGTTAACGGGTATTTTTACTAACTTTCTTTTATTTTCTTTAAGATGTACGCCGTACAGTTCGCAGGCTAACGCGTCGTAGCTTTGATAATATCCTACACGATATAGGTTAAGTTGGTAAGCTAAGTACTCTTTATCGAGTACCGCTGTAGTTTTAATATCAGCTACGGCAAGCCCCCCGTTAATGTCTAGTATCAAATCTAAGCGCCCTGCGGCGGTCGGCTTATCATCTGTAAAGATTATTATCGGTACTTCGTTTTCTAGCACTTTAAAATCATAGTAATTTTTTAAAAAGATAAAGTTATGTAATTCTTTGGAGCTATCATCTGCGCCCGTTTTGCAATACTCTTCTATAGCTTTATGTATAAGCGTACCTCTGTTAGCTGCACGCTCTAAGGTAGAGCGGTTAACATGTTCATACTTGTTACCAAATTTTAAACTTAATACTTGCGTAACGCTTGGTACTATAACACCATCTACTAAGTAAGTATGCGTGTCGTCGTCATACTCTAAGGTATATCCTTTAATATTCCAATGCTCCATATATTACCCCTTTAACTCGATACGTATATACGACTTAACGGGGCTTATCTTAACGTAAGCATCGTATACGTTGGGCAGTTTTTCACGCAATGTCTTACTGTCTAAGCTCTCACGCTCCGACGGTGCTATATATGTTATAGTTAAGTTATCAGTATCAAGCTTTATTAATTGCTTGGACTCCATCTCTTTAAGTATGGCTTTTTTCAGCTCGTCTTCTTTGGCTTTTATCTCTTTTGCCATCTGCTCAAACTCTGCTATCTTTGTAGCGGTCTCACGGTCTAATATAGCCGTTTCGTCTTTTATTGTTATTAAGTCCATTACTTAACCCCCTTTAATTTGCTAATAACCTCGCTTGCTTGCTTTACGGTCAGTTCTTCTATTGCATTAACCTTATAATATTTAAGCATAGCGGGTACGTCGTTTACTAAGTTATTTAATAATTCGATTTGCTTAGCGCTCGCTTTCTTTTCCTGCTTGGTGTTCATTTTTGCTTGTGGGCTGTCTTTCTCGGGGTCGTCTCCCGTTGCAACCATAAAAGTATTAGCGAGATAATACTTTAGCGCTCCCGTGTAGGCTTTATATCCTGCTTTGTCGCCCTTGTCGATACCCTCGCCCGTTATTATTGTTTCTTCAAAAAATCCCGTATCTATGTCGGTTAAGATAAACTTAAGCTTAGGCATACGCCCGTTCGCTTGCTTTTCACTACCCGTAAAGGTGTTATACTCCAACTCTGTAAAACTAAGTTCAAGATGTGCATCAGTAAATAGCTCAGTAAATAACTCTTTATATTGCGCCTCTGAAAAGTAGCTATAGTGGTCGTAATCGTTTTTACCGCCTTTTTTGAGTACGCCTTTACTCTTTAAAGCCTTGCGTAGTGCGTTTTTTTTCTGCTGCAATTTAGCGTTAAGCTCTAGCACTTTCTCGGTCGGTAAGCTCTCTAATGTTGGTAAGATTTCCATATAATTTTTTTCCTTTCAATAAATCCATGTTATCAGTTCTTGGCGGCGTTACTTATTAATATTAAAAAGATAGTCTAAGGATAAAGTACCGCAACCTTTTAACTTAAAAAAGTTTTGTATAGCCTGCATATCATTAGCGGTAAATTGTGTAGTACCCGTTAATTTCTTGTAAAGTGCTTGCCTTGTGATACCCATATGCTCAGCTAACATAAGTAAGGTAAATCCGTTACGGCTCAGCTCTGCATTGATATTAGGATACATTCGCTTAGTCATTAATTCGCCCCCTTTCTGTGGTTTATTTGTACAAATAAACGCTAACGCGTTAACATATGTATAATATAAACCTTTGGTTTTTAGATGTCAACACCTTTTTAACTTAGTAATATTTATATTTTACTAAATCACTAATTTTTCATGTATTTAATATCTAATTTTTAGGGTACACTTTTTGAGTGTATAGGTATATACTTATATTATCAAATAAAGAAAGGGACGCCACCAAGGCGCAGGGTAAAAAGGTTATGAGATACGAAATAGTAGCAAACAAGGGTAACGACGTAGTTTACATTAAGACTTTTAACGAAATAGAGGCAACTATAAAAGAGTGGGAATTAAGGCTAAGAGGGTATAAAACAAAACTTATAATAAATGAAAAGTAGTTTAATAGCTGACCTAACGGTTACACGAGGAGAAAATGAAAATAAAGGAGAATAAATTATGGAAGGATATTCAATCAGATGTGGTGGTCACACTTACATAACACTGGAATACAATGATAAGTTTCTGATATGTCTTGATAATGACATTATGAAAGCAGAAGAAATAATTCACTACATTCAAAAAAGAACTGGGATGAAGTTCCAGGACATTCCTATCAAGGGAAGCAAGGAAGACTTCACAGGACTGGTCTTCTTCAATGGCGGTTGGAAGCGTGATTTTTGGGGTGAATTTCCTGATGACAAAGAACTGGATGCTTACATGAAATTGAAAAAGGGTGTTTTGTGATGAAGTCAAAATAAAAACCAAAGCTGTCCTATCGGCTACACGGGGCTACGCTAGGCTACGCTAGGCTACGCTAGGCTACGCTAGGCTACATTTAAAAGGATTAGAGAAAAGGGGGCTTAATCATGCATAAAAGACTTTTAAGTAATATTTTAGATACGCTGAGTATTATATTAGGCTTTGTTTTTATGATGTCGATATTCTGCGAGTCTGATAGTATTAAGGGTATCATTATTCAAGGCGTAATACTTATAACTAGTTTACTCGGGGCGCTCCTGCTCCATGTGTTGGCAGAAAAGCTACGGGATAAGATGTTTTAAGGGGGTGTTAAGATGGCAAGTAAAGCGCAGGCTAAGGCGTCCGCTAAGTATGATAAGGCAAATACTAAGGGCGTATATTTAAAGCTTAATATCCACACCGACGCGGATATATTAAAGCGACTTAAAAGCGTCGGCAACGCTCAAGGATACATCAAGGATCTAATACGATGCGATATTAAAAAATAATAAAAGCCCCTTAAGGCGTTTTAAAACGTTTTAAGGGGTTTTTTATTGGTATATGGATTTAATTAAAAGATATTTTTAAGCTCTCTATAGAGATAGAAACGGGCGTGTTATCGGTTACGCTCCAAGCCGTAGTACTCTCTATAAGTACCGTTATATAATCATCTGTCTTTTGTGCTATTGATACGTTTAAAGCGCTATCGTTTAACACGTCATAGCCTGCGGATATGTAAGCACTACTAAATATATAGCCACCGCCTACGTGTCGCCCGTTTATCTTAAGCTCTGTAAGTGTTGGCGTAACATTTGCCATTGACTTAGGCAAGGTTAAGGTAAAATATATTTGCTTACTATCGTTTGTTATATAACCGTTTACTACTCTATTACTAGCGCTATATTTATTACCTTTTTGATAAAAAAACTCTTTTACGGTATTAAGATTTATAAAATTAAGCGCTTGCGCATCTAAAGTACCGTTTATGTTTAAAACTGTGCTAAATGTGCCTTTTATACCCGTTTTACTGAGGCTTACACCTGCATTATTAATCCTTATAACGTTAGTAGCCTTATTAGATGGCAGCCTATCTACGATTAATATTTGTTCACCCTCAAATATACAGTAACTATCGGTAAACCTGCTTAAAATATCGGTTTGCGCTTTACTTATAGCACTATTAAAATCACTTGTTAAAGCAACTACGGCGGTGTCTACTTGCGATGTTGTAGAGCTGTTTATATTACTTACAAGGTTGTTTAGTGTTTTGTCAAAGTTTCCAAATTCTAAGCTAACATACTTTTTTAGTAAACAATCATACTCGTAACTTATAACGCTAGTAGTAATATCTACACCTATGCGCTTATCTTGTACTCTTATAATGTCGCCTATCTCTGTTACCTTTTCGGGTTTGCCTTTTAGCGTGTAATTTACCGACGGATAGCAGGCTTTATTAACATACTCTTTAGCTTGTTTTCTTAAATCGGATTTTAACGCGCTTTTATAAGCGTCCTCGTCTACGTTGCCCTCGTCGTCCTTGTAGTCGTTTTCGTCTATGTCTTGAGAAAAGCTAACCGTCTTGGTGTATGGTATGTCGTACTGTATAGAGCTATATACGTATAACTCATCTAATAAGATACCGTCTTTTCCAACGGGTAAAACCTTAGTACAAACCCCCGACCAATCATAAGTAGCCGTTAGCTCTTCCAAGTTCTTTTTGTACTGTATTGTTATGCCATTATCTACGCCTATACTTGCTAAGATTGATATATTCCAATTATCACGCTTTAAATGTCCGCCCCAACGCTCTAAAACGGTATTAATACACTCAGCAAGTGACTTACGCACGCATCTAAACGTATTAGTGCTTATAATATCGCTATACATACTAAAGGGGCTTGGGTTATCTGTTGCGCTGTTAAAGTGGTTTAAAGCGTCGTTACAAGTCATATTAACGGCGTAACTATCGGCTATTAAATAATTGTTAGAATCGTAAAAGATATGCCACGCTTTAACGGTTATTTTTTTCTTGGTTTTGGTGATGTTACTTGATATTCTAAAAGCCTGCTCGCCCTGCGGTGTTGGAGCTACTAAGATGTTATTGGGTTGTATATAGTCGTTATATTCCGTCCCGCAAGTCATCTCCATGTAAAAGTCGCCGTTATCTGAGTTTTTAACTCGTGCTTTTAAGGGTATTATAACGGCGTCGCCGTTGCTTGTGTAGTCCTTATCTAAGGCGTTAAATACTTTAATCATGTTTACGCCCCCTTATTTTTTAAAAGTCTCTTTTTCAAGCGCCGTGACGCGTTGCTCTATGACGGGTATACGTGTTGCGAAGTCGTTATGCTGTCTAACTTCGCGAGTAAGCTCTTCAAGCTTGGTATCCTGCACGGCGTTATGTTTATCTAAATCGTGTTGTATTTTATCGCTACTAGATTTAGTTGTAAATATCGTACCTATTAGGCTTATAACCGCTACGCCTATAGTTGATATAATAGTTATTACCGCAGATGTCATTTTTCCCGTTTATCCTTTCTTTTAAGCAACACGTCTCCATAATGCAACGCAATAATACTCGGGGTTTAGCTCGATTGCTGCCGTAGTTCCCTCAAATCCATGGCTATGATTAGCACCGCTGCCACTTGCTCCCGTTGTCGTCTCAGTCGTGTTTATTCCAACTACGCCGCTGCTCTGTCCTACACTAAACGTTTGCGCAGTTTGCGCAGATGCTAAGCCGTAAGTATGCCTATGCTCGGGTATCTCATCTACTGTTAGCTTATGCGGTTCTACTGTACCCTCGGGCGTATATATATAATTCTTGTTACCGCCTCTATTGTTTACGCGGTGGTCGTAATCTTCGCCGCCTGCATAAATATATTTACCGCTTTCACGCTCCCAAGTTCCGCCAAAAAGGGTAGCAGGGTTAACGCTCTCGCTTGTAGTTAAATACACCGAGCCTACGGGGTAAACGGTCTCTAAAAACTCGCCCTTTAAATACTCCAATAGTCCGCCACTTGTTACGGGGTTTTCACTTCCGCTTGTTGGTTTGCTGTCAAAGTTTAAAAAATCTTGCTTTAAGGCTAACGCCTCATTAACCGCGTGGATACTTGGAGCGTTAGAGCGCTCATTAACTCCACTTGTAAGGCTGTCAATAACTTTAGCTATCGCTCCAAGTGGTGTAGTAGCTACCTTTTTAATCCATTTCATAATATACCCCCTTATAATTTTTTTAAATCCTGCATGACGTTAAAGCACGCCGTAGCACTATTTGTGTTAGTGCTTTTTATCATTTCCTTAATTACTATTAGTTCTGTTAACATTGCCTTTATTTTTTCGTCTTTTGTCTCTTCCATTTTTTGCTTGATTTCTTTTACTTCCATCATGCCCCCTCTATAAAATCCTCGTCGGTATCTCCGCCACGGCTATAGCTTGAGTCGCTAGTACTGCTTTTTATTGCTAACCATGCTTTAGTATTAGTATTTCCCGAACCTACGCTGACTATAGGCGTTAATACTGTGCCGTCGTCAAGTTCTACCTCTGTGTTAAAGCTGTCAGCAAGGGCAGCGCTACCAGATGGCGTGCCTACTATCCATACTAAATCAGATTTAACACCGTCACAACTAAAAATATCTACATACATATAATTACTAGTTCCGCGCATATGTAGCATATTATTATTGTGCAAGTCGGGTAAAGCTGATAAATTACTACTTGAACCCGTCATGGTATCATCATTTAAGTTTATAATATTTTTAGTATTGGCTGATATTGCACCATATAGATAATTAGCACCGTAAGCAAATATAAATACTTTATTAGTATTATCCCATATACCTACACGGGCTGTCGGATTTTGTATTAAAGTAGCCCCCATTGTAAAATAGTAAATATCTTTTTTATCATCTTTTGTCCAATACATATCCGTAATTATAAAAAAAGTATCATAACCAAAAACGGTCATTTGGTTGTCGCTATTATAGCTTATCTCTTCAATTCCTAGGTCAGTAATTCCACTACTGCCCGTAATATGATTTAATGAACCTAACATTTTTTAATACCTCTCTTTCTTATACTGTTTTACTTTTAACGTATACTTTACCCTCAAAGGCGTTACTTATCTTTTTAAGCACCGCACTTTGACATGTTACTATAGCTTGTACCTCGGGCGGTGCATCTGTCTCTACGTACCCCTCGGGTATGGTTGTACCGTCGTAAGCGATTATCGCACCCGTCGGGACTTCATAGCTTACGCCCGTATCGCCTTTATTTCCTTTAGTGCCTTTAATCAAATCTGTTTTAAATATTACATCATTACTCATTCGTTCGCCCCCTCTAAATCTTTGTAAAGCTCGTATCCCTCGGGTATTTCTTCGCCCTCAAAAAATACAAGCCCGTTAATTGGTAGCGTTGTATCTGTTCCCGCGTCCCCTTGCTCGCCTGCGTCGCCTTTAATAAGCAAGGTTTTTTTAATGATACTATTAGCCATATAATACCCCCTTATCCTACCTTATAAAGCAAGGCAAATCTGCCACGCATAAGCGTATATATATCGCCGTTTAACTGCATCTTTAAATCATAATAATATCTTGCAAGCTCTAGCCCCTCGGTCTTATTAGGTGCTATATAAACGCTATATGTTGCCGTGTCGGTTTGCTCGTCGTACTCTTCCAACGTGATACCGTCGTCGCTGTCTGAGGTAAAATAAGTTACGCCGTCGGGGTTTTCTTTACAAGTAAACAAAAAGGTAGGTACTGCACCGTTTAAGCCGTGTAGTTGAAAGTTAAATGCTAAAGTATCGCCTTTAACTATATCTATATCTTGATAGATAGCATTTAAAAAATCTTGTTTATTTAACATATTAACCCCCTTATATCCAACGCGAGTAATTAGCTATATCAACGTCGGTTATATCGCCGTTAACTGCTATAGTATTAACTCCCGTATCTAGTCTTAAGTTGTCATAATCGCCACTTACCTTGCGATTAAGATAGTTACCATTTGGCGCGGTTGCGTTCATACTCTCTGCATCTAGTATAATACTTTCGCCGTGTGCTGATAAGTTTAATGTAAATATTGGCTTATTATTTATTAAAATATCAACCGCACCCGAACCCGTAACGGTAAGCGTCGGCTTGGAGTAGATGTTACCGTTATTTCTAACAGCTATAACAGCCCTTGTCGTTCCGCTCGGGTATGTGTTAAGTATTTCTTTTTCGTCCGCTGAGTACTTAAACGGTTGTACGTGTATAGTTACCTGCGCTTGCTTAAATCTGATAAGTTTTTCTAAGTCTATTTGCTGATACGTCGCAAACTTATAATATTTATCTCTTTCGTTGCTAAATGTTATTATACCGCTTGTATTTAGGTATGCTATAACGTCGTTAACGTTATAATCACCGTATAAACCGATAGAAAAGGTCTTATCATATGCGCCAAAGCCTAGTATCTCTACTACGTCGCCGTCTCTGCCGTCGATTTCTTCAGCGTTAGTTCTTATAGGTGGCTTACTTATCGGCGGTAAGCTCTGTATAAGTAAGCCGTTTATGGTGTTTGATGATACCCCGTTAATTATAATATATGGTCTCATTGCTTACCCCCTTAAGTGTAAATAGCGTCAGCTACTGTTTTTTCAACAAAATTACCCATTTCTTCATCATCAAGTACAACTTTCATTTGCCCAAGTGCATCTTTAAAAGCATTTACCATGGTATCATAGTTATAACTTGCGCTTGGGTTTAATGTGTTAGTTATAGGCTTAAGCATAGTGCTTTCAAGTTCCGCCGCTAGCTCTTTTATCCAACCTTTATTATTTTCTAGTGGTATTATTGCCTCGCGTCCTTTTTCTCCGATTTCCGCAAGTGTCGGACTGTCAACTATACCACCCTTAGCAAGTCTTGGCAGCTTAAGTAGATCTAGTTTGCCTATATTAACCGCAGGTATTTTGTTTATAAGTTTAATAGCGCCGTTTATAAGCTTAATGCCTCGGTTAATGGTGTCTTGTATCAATCCTATAACACCGTTTATACCGCTTTTTACTGCTCCGCCTATAGCGTCGCCTATAGATGTGCCTAGCTTGCTAAATGTACTTTTTATTTTGTCCCATAAATCGCCGAAAAAGCTAGAAAAATTGCTAAATATCTTCTTTACGCCGTTCCATGCATCAGTAAATACATTTTTAAAAAATGCAGGCGCACCTTTAAAGATGTCAATAACCTTACCCCATAGCGATTTATAAAAATCTACTACGCCCGAAAAGCCTTTTATAATGCCTGATACTATAGCAGGTATTGCTTTTAATAAGGCTATACCAGCCTCACGTTGTCCCGTTACAAGTGCCATAAATAACTTAACAGCTCCTGCAAGTAACGTAGGTATGCTTTTAATTAATGCCCCTACTATAGATATAACTATCTTAGGTATTTGAGGTATTAACTTTTCGATTATTACGGGTATCGCTTTTATAATACCGTTTAACAACTGCACGCTTGCGTCTATAATCAAAGGCACATTTGTTACTAAAATATCAACTAACGTCTCTATTATTGTCGGTATCTGAGGTATTAACTTATCTATAAGTATAGGTATTGCATCTACTATACCCATTAAGAGCTTAACCGCTCCATCTAGTAGAGTAGTTGATAAGTTAACAAGTCCCGTTACTATTGCGTTAACTATTAAAGGTATCTGAGGTATTAATATATCTAATAACTCGGGTATTGCGTCCACTATACCCATTAATAGCTTAAGCGCTCCATCTACTATCATGTCAACGCTGTTAATTAATACGTTAATAATACTTGTTATAATAGTCGGTAGCTTAGGTACTAAAGCGTTTATAAGTAACGGTATCGCATCTACTATACCCATTAACAAGGTAAGCGCCCCGTCTATTATCTGAGGTAAGCCACTTACTAACGCGTTTATTATCTGCGGTATCATATCAACGATACTCTTAAGTAACTTAGGTAGCATCTTACTAACGCCTATTAATATATTATTAACTATACTTAAGCCTACAGTTATTAACTGCGGTATAAGTCGTGTTACAGCGTCTACTATCTGAGGTATAATATCTACTATTATATTTATCAAGTCGGGTAAAACGCCTGCTACTCCGCTTATAATGCCCTCTATTGACTCTATAAGTATAGGTAATAGCTCGCTTAATAACGGCGGTATTTCTTTAAGTATGATAGGCAAGGTCTCTTTTATAAGCCCGTCTACAAGTTGCCCTATACCACTTATAACCGTTTTAATACGTGGTATTAAGTTATTGCCGACGGTTACTACACTATCAACAAAATCGGATATTAAGCCGCTAAAGTTGGCGTTATCGTCTGCCATGCCCGTAATTAAGTTAGTCCATGCAGATTTCATGGACGAAACCGAACCGCTTATGGTTTGCTCCGCCTCTTTTGCCGTAGTTCCCGTTATACCCATTTCACTTTGCACTATATGTATAGCTTGGGTTATGTCGGCAAAGTCCGCCTCTAAATGCCCCTTACTATCCAAACTAAAGTCGGCGTTAAAGCTATCGTCAAGTTTTGAGGCGTCTTGTAAGAGCCTATACATCTCTTTTTGAGTGCCTCCGTATCCTAACTTAAGATTATCGAGCATGCTAAAATTACCCTTCGCGAAACCAGAGTAAGCATTCTGTATGCTCTCAATATCCGTACCCATCTTATTTGCGTTGTCGCTCATATCTATAATAGCTTGGTCAGCATACTTAGCGGCTTTGTTTGTGTCGCCGCCTAGTGATGATATAAGCGATGCACTAAAGCTTGTAACGGTATCCATGTAGGTGTTGGCGTCCATTCCTGCGGTCTTAAAAGCCTTACTTGCGTTACTTGTTACTGTACTTTGCGCTTTTTCCAAAGATTTATACTCTTTTCTTGCGTCGCCTACGCTCTTACCTACGCTTTTAGCGTATTCTTTGAGACTTTGTCCTCCCGTGCCGAAAAGCGTTTCTACACCGCCTACTAATTGCTCATAATTGGCGTAATTTTCTATCGCTGACTTACCTACTGCGACTGCGCCTGCCCCTGCTGCCGCAAGTGCTGCGCCTAAACCTTTTAACGCCGTACCCGCTACGCTCTTTAAGCCGTCAAACCTTTTGCCCGCGTCGTCTGCATTTTTGCCTAAGTCGTTTAGTCCCTTACCTGCCTTGTTAGCATCTGTGCTAGTCTCTTCAAGCTCTTCATTCATTGCATTTAGTGAGTTTTCCGACTTAACTACGCTAGCCTCAGCGTTATTTATTTGGGTGCGCATAGTAGTAAGACTTGATGCCATTTTATTTTGGGCGGTCTCGCTCTCTTTTAGCTCTTTTTCCAAGCTGTCTACTACTTGCGATTGCGCTTTATACTCGTCAGATGTAACACCAAGGGTGTTTTTTAACTGCTCTAGCTTTGATTTTTCCGAGTCATACTTGGTGGATAAGTCCGCCGTTTTCTTTGCCTGCGCGTCGTACTGTGACGCCATGGTGCTATACTGTGCTTTAAGGTCTGATATGGCTTTTTTTTGCGAATCTAGCTTTTTACTTAAGCTCTCACTACGTGCGGCTAAGTCTGCGGCGCTTTTTCCGTTGCTTGCAAACTCCGCCGTCGCTAGTTTCATCTCGCTAGACACTTCGCGCAATCCTTGTTGTATGCTTTTAAGTGCTTTTTTATATTCCGACTCTCCAACTAGTTTAACCGAACCACCGAAACCTGCCATAGTGTCACCCCCTTTATGTTATAGCCACTCTTCCGCTTGTTGTGCCTTAAGTTTTGCTTTTGCATAAGTTGTTTTAGTTAATTTTAACATAAGTTCCATATCAAAGTCATCTTTATATATTTGATATTCCTTGTTAAACTCTCTCAGCGTTAAGCGTCCGACCTCGTGGCGTGTAAATCCTAGCTTTTTAAAACCTATAAAACGAAACCATGAAAAGTTAATGGTCGGATCTGCTACTTGTTCATGGATAACTAGTTTTTTTCGTCTGATTTGGTGCTTTCTACTACTGTTTTATTGATAGATTTAGCTACGTTTTGCAGTCCTACTTCGCTAATTATGCGCCCTATTTGCTTGTCTGTGAAAAACTCCCGTTTGTTTTCTTCATGATCTTCGTTGTATATATCTATACCCTCGTTAATCATAGCACCGAGTCCAAACTTAAGCGCCTTAGCGTTTGGCTCATCTGCCGCCTCGGTAAGATTTCCCCAAGCCTCAACGCTCCCGTACTCTTCCTGCACAAGCTCCATGACGTTTAGGTTAAATACTAGCTCATACTTTTTACCTCTGTATAGTATCTCTATTTTTTTCTTTTTATCTGCCATTCTGCACCTCTTTTTTTATTTTGAAAAAGGGCGGCAATGGTTACCGCCCCGTACTAAGGAGAATATGTTCTTATGCATCTTGGTATACTGCATAAAGTGTTACGTCGCTACTTGGTGTATATGGACTCGTTACTAATGTCGTAGAGTTAGGCGCTAAGCTCCAACCTGCAAACTTTTTACCCCCGGGGGCGGTAATGTTAGTACCGTCGTCAAGTGTTACGCTCTCACCTGCGGTAACGTTAACGTCGTCTACATTTCCCGTACCACCCATAAGGTCGTAAGTTACTCTGTAAGACTGTCCGCCTGCTGCCATAAGGTTTTTAAGATATGTTAAGGCGTCGCTCTTTGTGTTAAATGTCTTTGTCTTGCTCCATGTGCCGTTTACATCACTAAGTGCAGCTATAACACCCTCTACCGACGGGGTGCTAAACTCGATACTCTCGCCCTTAGTATTCTCGTCACGGCTAGGCTCTGAAAACTTAACCTTATATAAAAACTCTACCTTATACTTATAAGCGCCGTTTACCATCTTGGTAACTATCCTACCGACTCCAACGTAAGGCGCAGCGTCGGTGCTAGCTTTTACAACTTCGCCGCTCTCGTCTATCTGATGCCCTAAGAGCGGTGCAAAGATTGAGTCGTCGTCGTCAGTAACTCCGAGTGTGATAGTACCGTTAGAAAAGCTTGTATCGCTCTCAGCTAGTGCATCATCACCGTATAACATAGCCTCGTTATTAGTTATAGATGTACTAGCGCTTACGGCTTTCCCTAAGTGCTTAGCGCCTGCATAAGTCGCCGTACCATCTGCCCCCTCGGTAAGCTCGCTAAACCATATATTAGTCAATCCGATATTAGCCATTTTTTATTACCTCGCTTTCTTTTGCTAAACATATTGTTTTATGAAAAAATTTTGTATCCCGCTCGTATAGGTCGGGACTGTCACGGCTCGGGTTATATGTCCACCCTGCCGCCGTTAATGTGTCAATTAAATTACTTATTACGTTTAAATAATTACCCTTACTGTATACATCAAAGTCATAATACTGTACGCACCCGAGTAACTCGTCGTCACCTGCTAGCGTGTTATCTTTGTCGAGTTGCATATACGTTATATAAGTATCGGCGTCGCCCTCGTAAAACATAAAGCTTACGGGTACACCTAAGCCACTTAATAGGCTCTCTATTTCTTCGTTAAAATTAAATAACATAGCTTACCCCTTTATGTATTTATCCTGCACCGCCTGCATAGCCTTTTCAATTTGCGACTTTTTAAAAGAGCGCCTTAAAAACGGCTTTTTAGGATAACGGCTGTTACTGCGCCCGTACTCTGTGACATTTGCAACCAACGGCGCAGGTATACGCTCGCCGTTGCGGTTAATAAAATAACCGTAAAAAGCTACCTTAGTGTTAACGCCGTCGTCGCTTGGTGTTTCATAAGTGTCGGTAATTTTTAAGCATTTCATTATGTTACTAGAGTACCAACTAGCAGGCACGCTACTTTTGATATTTTGCATAACAACCTCAGCGCCTGCCCTTGTCATTTCTCCAAGCATCTTAGTTGTATCTTTCTCGAGCTTATTAAACTCTTTTATGATGTCGTTAGGTAGCTCCGCGTTAAATCTTGCCATTAGTGCGTCACCTCTTTACATTGTAGCTCTAGCTCTACGTTAGCCTCATCTATGTTATTAATGTACTCTATTGTATATTTTTTATTCCTATACATAATATACATATCGTAAGTAATCGGCGTAACGGGGTAGCGTATGGTAAAGCGTGTTAAGGCTTTTTCGTAATCTGTATTATTAACTACAAGCGTAAAACCTTTGGTCGTTTTTACCTCAGCGTAAGCCGTTAATACTAGCTTAGGTACGTCCGCAGGAAACCCCGCCGCATCTTTACCGCGTGTTATCTGATAAATTCTTATTCTGCGGTTGTATTTACCCGCGTTAATCGATTTAGCCATTATAACAAATTCCTTTGATGCAATCCTAAAATGGTATCTACTACCATGTTAACGTTGCTATTATTAACATATAGCGCGCGGTTATCGTACATATCTTGCACAAGTACAAAAACTACTATAACCATGTCGTTATAATTGTCGAGTGTCTCAGCATCTTTTATACCCGTGTATTTGAGTATATAGTCAACCGCTACGCTTATACATGAGTTAATAAAAGTTATGTCGTCTTCGGTAGGCTCTACAAGCCTTAAGTATTCGGCGACGTCTTGTGCCGTAATTTCGCTAACTTTTGTGAATGCGTTCATAGGTTAACCCCCCTTTTGGGGTTTATTTACCCCCGCTTTTCCTAGCCCTACTCGTGGGCTTTTTATTTACTTTCGCTTTAGTCGGATTAACCTTTTCGGCAGGCTTTATTTCTTCAATGTAGCCTGCCTTCAAAAGGTCTTTAGCTATGGCAGGGTCGGCAATTTCTGCCGTTTCCCCCTTAACCATAGATATAATACCGCCAAAGCTAATTTTAGCTTTATAACTCATTCGCGCCCCCTTACTCGGTAGCATATACCGCATATAATGTTACATCAGCCGTTACTGTGTAAGGGCTTGTTGCATCTGCCTCGGTGGCGTCGTTAGTAGTAGCCCATCCAACAAAGGTCTTGCCCTCAGGTGGTGTTATTCCCGTACCGTCGTTAAGTGTAATTGTATTACCCTTAATAGCCGTAGCGGCTGCTACTTCGCCCGTACCGCCGTTAACATTGTATGTTACGGTGGCTATAGATACGTTAACTACGGCGCTAGCCTTGTTGGTTACGTCGTAAGTCCCGTTAGCATCTATATTGATACTACCGCTAGGCTCTACGGGTCCGTTATATTCAACCGCAAGCCCGCCGCTTATAAAAGCGCTAGCCTTAGTAGCCTCTACGTCTTTTATTTCGCCTACGCCCATAGATATAACGCCGTCCGAAAAGCCTATAAGGGCTTTAATAGTTGTATTAGCCATTATAGCACCCCCCTTATATTAAGATGCAGCCATAACAAGTTTAGCTATTTTCTGCGCATCTTCCACTTTTGCGTCAAACTCAAGCCAACCTACCACACCTACGGCGTGCTGTGTTGCGTATTTTTCTCTTAATACTTCAATGTTCATTTCTTCGCTAAACTTGGTAGCAAGTCCGCGCATATCGCCATAATAAATAGCGGTCTTACCTGCGCCCATATCTGCCATATTGTCTGATACATATACGGGCTTACCAAGTAGAGTGTTACCAAATGGGCTAGATACATCATCATTTAAGAGATAATATCCCGTTGCACTCTTAAGAGTTCTAAGTGCGGTACGTGTAGCGGATGACATGATCCATATTGCGTTACTCTGGAAGTCATCTTTGATTGCATCATGGAGCCTTACTACCTCGTCGGCTGTGATTGCAGTTGTAGCAGCTGCGGTTATTGTATTAGTAACACCGCTAAGTCCCTCTACCTTATTAGCTGTTCCGTTAAGCAGCTCTTTTTCGATAAAGCGCTTAATAGCATAAGCCATACGCTCAACGATAAAGTCTACGATGTTAAACTGTGCGTTATTGATAAGGCTACGGCTTATAAGGGTAAGAGTACCTGCTAAAAAGCCGTCAAGCTCAATCTTATCAAAGTTACCTACCTTACTAGTAAGCTCGACAAATTCGTCTGCATAATCTACCGTAATTGCGTTAGAGTCCTCGTCGTAGTACGGTACTACAAGCTTACCCTTAACGTTATACTTAGTAGAGCGCTCTAAGATAGGGCAGATGTTGTAAACTTTTGCTATAATTTTGTTAGCAATAGTTGTAGGTATGACCGCACCGTTAGCGCCTTTTGTCATCTCTGCTCTCTCATTAAGTACTACGCCTCTTACGTAAGCCTCAAAAGCTCTAGTCTCAGCCTCTGCCTTGTCTGCCTCTTCTTTTGCCTTGTCAGCCTCTGCCTGCTCTTCTGCTGCATCTTCCTTAAGCTCTTTCTTTTCGTCCTTAATCTCGTCAGCAATCTTAAGAGCCTCTTTAATCTTTCTTACATCGTCTCTGATTTCTGCGAGTTCCTGTGCCTCGTCGTCTGTGAGTTCGCGCTTGTTGGTTTCCGCGTCGCTTAAGATAGCCTCGGCGCGTGTAATCAAGTCGTTTTTCTTTTCTGTTAATGCTTTGTAATTCATAATGTCTAGTCTCCTTTCATCTCTTTAATGATATTATGATATTTTGTATAATCAACCGCGCCGTTATCTGCCGCGTGATTATCCTTTTTTTCTTCGGGTTGCTCTTCAACCCTTAAATTGATTTTGCTTTCGGTAAAATCGCTTATATTCAAACTCTTATCGTTTGTTCTTACCGCTACTAGTGTACCGTCGTAAGCGGGTACTTTAGAGCGATTTATCAAAGATACTTCGTAAAGGTCTAAGTCCTTAACGTTTCTAACGGTCATGCCGTTTTCTTCGCCCTGCTCTACGTCTCTATCGGTAAAGCCAAAGCTCCAACCTACAAGGTCGCCCTTGCGTGCCTGCTCTACTACGTCCTTATCTGTGATAACAGCCCTAGCGTGTAAGCCGATAGCGTCTTCATTAAGCTCTAAGTTACCGTCAGCTATTCCGCCTAAATCCTTGTTATAATCGTGATTAAGTAAGATACGCACATCTTTAGCGCGCTCTAGCGCCCTTTTAAAAGCTCCGCACTTAATGCGCTCAACAAACTTGCCTAAGCGGTCGTTTAATGGCTTGCTCAGTCTTTCGACTGCATTAACGTAGCCGTCTATCTCTACGCTGTCCTTAGTTACTCTTATATTCATGTCGCACCCCCTTTCTATAATTCCTTGAAATAACTACCCTCCAGCACATCACCCGTGTCAGCCCATATGTTATTAGTGTCAAGAAGTGATTTCACCATAGTAGGAGTAAGTTGGATGGTTAGTGGTGTGGCGAGTTCGTAAACTACTTGTGCCCCCGTAGTAGGGCTTGTTCCCTCTACATAAACATCTCTATCACTTATCCATGTACTTGGTAGGGTTTCGCCATTATAACTTGCTATATAGCCCTTATCCACCGTCAGCACCCCATTAACAACATCCAACGTACCGCCGTAGCGAGTTCCGTCTAGGTCGATGGTGTAGGTTTGTCCGTTGTAGGGTTCGTAGGCTGTTGCGGTTGAGCCGAGTTCTATCTGAATATCCTTAAAATATGATTCGATATACCTATATGACAGTCTAATATATTCAGCGTTGTCGGGTATTATTAGTTGGGTTGGTACGTATAAGTTTATTCTACTTATAAAATTTAAGAACTTATCAAAAAAACCAACTCTGATAGCGTCGTAGGAACTTGTTTGCCCACCGACCATGCTTATATAATAGTTATTGCTACTATTTATTTTTATTTCTTTCGTAATGATAAATCCACCAGCATAGTTTTCTGCCCCGTCTTCTGCGAGTACATAGTTGTTTTTATATATTTCTGTGGTAGCTATGTTCTTCCCACATATTATTACATTCGCTTCTGTATGTCCGCTTATAGGTCTTATATTCGTAGGTGAAGGGTCTCCACTTCCTTCTTGTATTGGCTCTATGCCGACTTTGAGGGATGGCATTGGGAGATTTGAGCCATCTGTTATCGTTGATATTGCGCCTATTGGGAGAGATTTGAGCTGATAGGAATCATCAGGAGTAGGTACGTTAACTACTACGGGCGTGTATGCCTTGCCCTCGGGTGCGGTATAAGTGCCGTTTTCTGTGACGCTTAAACCCTCGGTAGTTATTTCACCTTGCCCGCCTGCCATCTTACGGGCGAAAAGTATGTCGTAATAATTCATACGTTAACCCCCTATCTTATGCCATTCTTCGCCGTCAAAATAGTAAAAGTTGCCCGTGTCGAGTTCTAAAAATATAGAATTAATAGCGCAACTTGTAGGCTTTTCGTCTGTCGAAAGTCCCTTATAGTCATGCTCGCCGTTTTGCTTATTATCATTTAAACTAACCATGTTATTACCCCCTTATATCGGTACATGCTCGCTATAGCTTATATTTTCGTCGCCGTCCTCGCTTACGGTAACGTCGCCGCCTTTTACGTCGCCCGTGTTAGGCGTGTAGTACGTCTTTGTATTAACATCGTACAAAACAGAACCTAAACCAAAGTCTACAACGTCTAAGCCCTCTATGTCATTTAGATTTTCATCACGTCTTAACTCGTTAAGTGTCTTTAATCCTATTTCTTTAGCAATCTTATAAGCCTCGTAACGCTCTTTTATGTTGGCTCTTATAATTTCTTTTACATCAAATTCAAAAAAGTATTTGCTTTTTTCGTTTTCTAAGAGTAACACGCGGTTTAGCTCGGTCTCAAAGGCTTTAACTATTGGATATATAGCCATTTTAAAAGTCTCGTAATAGTCGCCGTTTATATGGAATATATTGTTAATCTCATCTTGTAACGTTTTCTTACTTTCGTTTAGCTGCATCTCTACGCTTGTGTTACTTGCCTCTTGAAACTCTAAGCCATTATTAAGTACTACTACGTTACTTTGGTCGTTAGCATACAGATTTTGCCATGCTGCTTTAAGTAGGTCGATTTCTTCCTGCCCTAGCTTTCTTTGGCTCTTTATAAAGCCTTTCTTATTTCCGCCGCCCTTAACAAGCATAAGTTGATACTTAAGCATATTGTAGGCGGTCTCTAATGCCTTGGATACTTCCTTACATAATCCCACACCGCTTGCGCCGTCCTTAGTATTCCTTAAGAGCTTTATAAACTCATGAGGGTAAAACTCTCTATCATAGCAAAAAATAGTAAAATACTTATCAAGTGGGTTAGGGTCTCTATATATGCTTATATCCTCTTCGGGTACATACTTAAGAGCGAGTACGTCGTTTCGGTTTTTCTTTTTCTCAATCCAACAGTAACCGCCCTTGCCTAGCAAGTAATCTTCTACAAGTGCTTTTTTAAGCTGATACCCGTTTAAGGTGTCGCCCGTGTCAACGTTAAGCATGTTAACGCGCGGGTCGGTGCTTTGCTCTTCGACTTTGCCCTTTTTATACTTGTATAATTTAACGGGCATGCTTGCTATCGTGGAGCTTATAAAGTCAACCGCACCGCTTACGGCAGGCAAGGTTAAGGCGTCTTCACGCTTTATCTCGTCGCCGTTTATAACCGCCCTTAGTAGCACGTCGTCAACGGTGTTTACGTCTACCTCAGTAGCTCTTTTTTTAAATATATCAAATATACTCAACTTAACGCTTGCCCCTTTCTATTATTTTCCAAGCATATAATATCATAGTTTATTAATTAAAAACTCTAGTTTTTTTTCATCAAAAAAAAGAGCGGTTAAATAACCGCCCCTTTTATGATTGGCTTATAATACTTGTATAGTAAAATCTGCTTGGTTCAAAAAATAATCTTGCTCAAGTAAGTAAGTCGCATTTATTAGAGCTACGACCATATCAACCTTACCCTTGCTTTTTTTCTTGTTAACGTATAAGTTTTTATTTGTGTCGTACGTGCATCTCGCATTTTGGAAGTTGATTTCTAATAACTTGTTAGTTGTATAATCAAACTCACCGCTTAAAATCTTTTCTTTGAGTAGTTTAGTCGGCGGGTGTAAAACGCTACTATGTTGTCGTATTTCTACGGTGTTATAACCTGCTCTCTCTAGCTTTTGTGCCGTACTTAAAGCGTTATATCTGTCGTAACCTATAGCTTGGACTTGCACCCCGTAACGCTCTTCGATGCTTAGTATATAGTCTTCGACTACTGCATAGTCGATTACCTTATCACCGCAGGCAATCGCCTTACCTGCTCTTATATATTCCTTATAATCGATTTTCTCAAATGCGTTTTTTTCTTCAATGCGCCCCTCGGGTATAAACGCCACTACGTCGGCTAAGATGTTGTTATCATCATCACAAGTAACCATAGCTACGCTTGTATTGTCGTTAGTTTCCGATAGGTCTAAGCCTAAGTATACTATACGCCCCGCCCAGTCTATATCTTTAACCTTGCACGCTTGCACGTCTTTTACGTCTATATATGTCTCAGTACCTGCGCCTTGATAGATGATGTTACAATGCTTAGTTACAAAGTTTTCACGGGCGCTCTCCATGGCTATAGCCTTAGCTCTTTTTTTTAGTAAATCGTCCCATATCTCGGGTACTTCCAAGGCTACGGGGTTAGCCTGCTTAAGTACTAGGTCGTCACTTTCCCAAGCTTTCGGGTTGTCGGGTTCATATAGTAAAGCAAATATAGCCTCGTCTTTTATTATTCCGTCTAAAACCTTTTTAGCGTAAGCTGTGTACTCTTCTATAGGGTTATCTATCGTAGGGTACTTAGTGCTTATAATAAAGCCTAGTTTGTTTAAGATGTTAAGCTGTCCCGACTGCATCGCCTCTATTGCGTAAGTATTTGGCAGCGCTCCTACCTCATCAGCACAATATACGTTCGGCAGCTTACCATCCATGTTGCTATTAGAGTAGTTTAACGGCGTGTACTTGCTCTCTTTTACGATAAATTCTATGTAATCACGTAAGAGTTTAAACCTCTTAACGCCCTTATACTCATATATAAGCGGGCTACTCTTAATGGTCTTAGTTATTGCATCTTTGATTTCTCGCGATAGTTTTCCGTCGGGTGCGACTGAGTAAAACTCGCTAAACTTAGGCTCAATAATAAATAGTATTATAAAGAGTGTACCAACCGTGTAAGTTTTATAATTCTTTCTGCATATCTCAAGTATGCAAGTTTCGTACCGCCTGCGCTCGGGGTTATCTCTGTATACTGTGCATAATACCGCCGTATATATAAGCCATTGATAGCCCGTAGTACACTCGTAAAGCGTCTGCCCCGCCTTTAGTCCTTTAGGCATAATTAAAAGCTTTAAAATCGCCTCTATTTGCTCGTAGCGGTCTTTATTTAAGACGTACTTTTTATGCTTGCCCTCTTCGATGCGCATATACTGTCGCATCTGTTTCCGTACGTATTTAGGCGTCGTTTTTGCTCTGATGTTTTTCTTACAATACTTATAGGCTTTAGTCAATCTTACCACCGCCGTTAATAATCGCTAAAAGCGGGTCTATATCTTGGTTACTGTCTTCTTTCTTCCAACCTTGCACAATCTTTAAAAGCGTCGTTACTGTTTTATTTGCGCTATCGGTTGTACGGTTATAGGCATTTATAGCAGGGTTAGTATAAAGGTTCTTGCGCCCTTTTACGTATTCCTTGCTTACGGTTGTACCCTCATCGTTTATCTCTTTTTCTAGTTCGGTTAATATGTTTATTTGGACTTGGTATCTCTTAAAGGTTGTGACAAAAAAGAAGTTTGTCTGCACCCCGTTAGCCTCAGCAATTTTAAGTATTTCGCTTGCCTGCTCGTTTAATGATTTCTTAGCCATTTACTCGCCCCCTTTTATTAGTTCGGCTTTTTGCCCCGTTAAAGTTTCCCAACGTTTTATTATTACATCCACATAATGAGGGTCTAATTCACACATAAAGCATTTTCTGTTTAACTGTTCGCACGCTATTAGTGTGCTACCACTACCGCCGAAAAAGTCACAAATTGTATCATCTTTCTCTGTGTAGTCATTCAGAATATCTGCAAACAATTTCACAGGCTTTTGAGTGGGATGAAACCTTTCCTTTTCTTTCCCGATAAGTCCATTCCATTCAACATCATACATTTTCACGCTGTTTCTTTTGATATTTGTCCAAGCAAGTTCCGCATCTGAAAAAGTGGGCATTGTATTATGTTTATTCCACACAAGCCAATGATTCCCAACAGGCAACTCATCTGTAAAAAAGTTACCACCAAAAATGATTGCATTTTCTGCCATAAGACAAATATAATCGAATACATCTTTTTCGGGTCTTTCAGAGTCCCATTCATCTTTATAATGCCTGCGCTCTATTGGTTTTCCATTGCCATTAAAACCACCTGCTCCCGAAAAACCTTTATCTGCTTTTATACCATACGGAGGGTCTGTCAAAAGTAGTTTAGCCTTTACTCCATCCATAAGCCTATCAATAACCGCAATATCAGTACTGTCACCGCAGATAAGTCTATGATTCCCGAGTTTGTAAATATCTCCTAACTTTGCACTTGGTTCTTCGGGCGCTTCGGGTATTTCGTCCTCTACTACTTCTAAGTTGTCCTCGTCTATATCTATAGTAAAATCGTCAAAGCCAAAAGCCGTCATATCTAGGCTTATGTTTTCTAATTCTATTTTTAAAAGTTCCTCGTCCCACTCCGCTATATCGCTTAGCTTGTTGTCTGCTAGTATATAGGCGCGTTTCTGCTCGTCGGTAAGGTTAGTTATACGCCTATATGGTACTTTAGTTAGCCCCGCTTGCTTTGCCGCCTGCGTCCTGCCGTGTCCTACTAATATAGTGTTATTTTCGTCTATTATTACGGGGGTAATAAATCCAAACTCGTTAATACTATTAACTATTTTATCTATTTGCTCTTGAGGGTGTAGCCTTGCGTTATTTTCGTAAGGTTTTAGCTCATTTATATCTATAAACGGGTAGTCTGTTTTATTATCTTGCATTATATGCCCCTTTCGTGTCGCCTCTCTCATGCTTTAAATCGTTTTCAGCCTTTTTAAGAGCTTTTTAAAAGTTTTTAATGGATTATAGCCTTTTTTCCAAAAAAACTCATAAAACGCCCGTCGGTGTATATTAAGG